ATCCAGCCCAGTCAACGACGAAGTGACGATAAATGTCTTCCTCTTCCTCTTCCTGCTCTAGCTCATCTGGAGTGACCGGGCCTTCTGGATTTTCTTCTTCGGGGTTGGCGATCGACTGACCTTGGGCAAGGAACCTGCCAACCGCATCGTCGAGCTTGACAATTTTGACTTCGGCAAGCTTCTTTGGAACGGGCTGCCGTTGCGAAGTTTCCGAACCAAGTAACTCGAAATCGGTCATGTCTTCTTTGAGGATCATCGGCATCATCATCGACGTGGTGCTGACAGATGAACTGGATGCCAACACTTCCCAGTGATCCGAATGGCGATTCCAGAAGACATGTGTCATGTCTCCCTGGCGAAGATCCGCTGTCCCGGTTGGGTCGAAGATCCGCACCACGTTCTTCAGTCCAATGCGAACTTCCTGCTCGCCAATCGCAGCATGCGTCGTGTATTTATCTTCGTCGCTAGTTTTGTGGACACCACTTTGGCGATTGAAACCAACCACATCAGCCAAGGCAGAAATAGAATAAGAGTTGGTTCGATACTTCAGACCTGTTTCGCGTTCGCGTCGTGGTACTTTGGCCAGGTCCGCGTTGTGCAGACGTTCGTTGGTTTTCAGACGGACCAGGATGATCGTATCTTGACTGACACCCCGATCACCATGCCGAACAACACCATAGGAGCGAAACTGACCAATCTGGTTCTGGAGATTCCTTACTCGCGTCTCCAAAAACCTGATCTGCTCAATGATTTTTTTTGCCGACGCTTCATCGAACGCGAAAAGATTGTCTGCCATCGATCACCTCAGAGTCGCACAACTCATGTCAAAGGCTAACGAAGAAACATTGAAATTAGTGACGGTCGTCGCCGGGGTCTTGATCAAACGGCCCTCATCATAATTCAGCGTGACAATTGTCCTGGGGATACCTGACTGCGACAGATCGAGCGTTGCGTTGGCACCTTTCAAGTTGACCGTCGTGACTCCACTGCCGGCGACGTTGTTCAGAATGCTCCGTCCTCCGTAGCAATTCAGAGTCGCCAACGCAGCAACCTCGACGCTCTTGAACACTCCCGAATAGATGTCGCATTGAGCGATGCCACCAGCGTCGATCAGCGTGCCGCCCATGATGGTTGCTCCCGAACTGCCTGCGCCAGCACCACGATAAAGAAGTGCCCCAGCACGCAACTGTATGTCATCACAATCGGCCAAGTTTCCGCGCTGGTAACCAAGTCCAACACTTCCCTGGTGAACACTCAATGTTTGGATCGCAGAACCAAGCAGGCACAATCCATAATCACCGGATGTTCCTTGGGCCGCCCGAAAAACCGTGACATCGATATCAGAATTGTCTACATCGATGTAGGCATAGTTGGACAAAGTTAGCTCACAAGGTGAGTTGGTCTTGATACCAAGCTGTAAATATGTGGGCGCGGCACCGGAGGTTGGCCGGATGCCGATACGTCCCCCGTAACCTTCCTGAACCGTAAACTCTTCGAGTTCGATCGACGCTTGGTTGAGCCCAGCGGTGATGTTTCCAGAACCAGCAGGAATGATTACCGTATCATCAGCAACGGGGACTGCGCCGCTCCAGTTGCCAGCAACTGAGTAGTCACCAGGGTTCGACGAATCGTTTCCTCTCCAAAGACATGTTTCAGGCATGATCGCATCCTTATTTTAGTTAGCCAGCGCCACCGGACTCAGCTCCCCCGGTGGATGTGGTTGTTCCTAGATTTGAAAATTGTGAATCAAGTGGTTGCGGCAACACGTTATTAAAGTCGCTCCAACCATAAACTTTCCATTGAATCAATACTGGCTGGACAATGGATCTTGGCGCTGCACCCATGCCTCCCTCCATGACCAAATTTTCGATCGGCAATCGATGACCATCACCATCGAGATTGACCGGACCAATCATTTCACCACGCTCGTTGGTCGCCGGAACTGGTGCTGCTGGAACATCCGGCGCGCCAGCACCAAGACGCTCTAGTTGCTCCTCATTCATCAGCATCACTCCATCGGTTGGTTCATTTTCATCAAAAGGAACTTGCTGCGGAGTCGCTTGTATTCGCTGGTTTGGTTTTTCAAAGAAACCTTGATCGACGACTTTTACATCGAACGGATCGCGACCTGGCTTGATCAGAAAGTTGTACGACATCCTCCAGTAAGGGAAAAATATAAAGCTGTCTCCGGCCACTCCACCGTGGACACCTCCCTCAGATTCCTTGTGAAAGAGTTCAAGCTTACCCGAGAAACCTTTGAACAAAGCGGTGCCCTGATCAACCTGCATCTTCTTGCCGTAACTCTCTAGGATGAACGGAGCAGAATTGGTCGTGTTGACGTGCTCGAGCACTGCCATTGGGTATTCAAGAAAGGTGCAGGCATAGTTGACGCTCACGTAAGATACTTGTTTTTCCAACGGAGGATCGTAACGATTCATCATTGAGTTCATCGTGACGATCGACTTGGAATCGAAAAATGTTTGGGTCAACTGTCTGGTATCAACGATCCCGTCCATTCTTGCGTTTTGGGTGTATGCATTCATGGCACCAGTGAATCCACCCATATATCCAGCTGTCGTAACGGGCACAGTTTCTTGGGTCGTCGTGATGCTGATCTCGTTTGGCAGCCGTAGCGGATCACCTTTGTTAGGCTTGCCTTCGTTGTTGGAGTCGCCCGGTTTTGGGGACTCGAACTGCAAAGTGACCTGCCACAGAGTTGAACCCGTTCTGGTCGCGGCTATCGATTTGCAGAACAAAAATCCATCGGTTGTGTCGCCCCACTCATAACTGTCGAACAGGTAGAGAAGATCTGACTCATTTCTGAAATGCTCGAGCACTACACCCTGGGTATCGTCTGCGTCCTCTGTTTGCACATCGTAGGTGACTTGCGCGGACCCACTGCCCTGGACTCTGGTCCCGCTGTCTCCACCGGCTCGCTTGACAACTTTCATAACGCCCATCAGATGACTCCCGTTCCAAGTTGCACTGGAGGCTGAGACGTGTTCGTTGCGATAACATTCAACGCATCGAGTTGGGCACGCGCTAAATTGTTTGCGAGCTTCTGCAGGTGTACGTCTTTGCCCAAGGCTTGACCTTTCAAAAATGAACTTGTTCCGCTCGTTGTCCCTGAGATTGCCATGGGTGACAACCAACGACGAGAAGAATCGGCCAACGAATTTTGTTCTTTAGTAGCATCATTAAGATCCTGCGAGTACTTCTGCACTGTGCGTCGATATGTTTCCAGCGTCATGTTCCCGCGCAACCAAACCTTCTGCAGTTCTCTGACCAGACGAGTGTATTTCTCGAGCGGATTTTCAACCGCGATGACTATCCGCTCCAATTCTCTTGCATGCTGCTTTTCAATTCGCAACTTTTCTTCAGCAATCTTTTTTGCAGCCTTAGCACGCTTCTCTGCTTCTCTGGCAATCTGCTCGGGAGTTTTGTAAGCGTCAGCGTCGATCGCGTCCAATGCCTCTCGCGTTTCCTCAACAGCATCTTTATGCTCTTCCATTGCAACGCTCGCTGCATCTACTGCTGCCTCAACAGCTAAGTAAGACGCAACCCCAATGACACCTGCCATGGCGAGAACCTTCCAGCCCGGTGGTCCCATTAGCGTCAGGAAGGTGATCTGTGCAGTGCGTAAGTTTTTGTAAAATTTGAGCAGTGTACCACCTACTCGCAGAAGAATCCCAAATGCTTTCGCCGTGACCGCAACGGTCATAGCCCAAGCAGCAAACTTTGTCGCCTGCTTAATCGTTTGGATGATCAGATCCTTGTTGACGATCACCCACTCGTTTAATTTCTTAACGATCTTGGTCGCGATCGGTCGCAAGTTCTCGCCAATCTCTTCGCCCAATGCTTTAACATTCGACATCAATGTCGATATGGCACCTGTCAACGTACCTGCTGATTTTTCCGAACCTTCAAAAAACGCTTGGCCCTCCATTGTCATGTCCTGCATTACTTCAGCGAACAAGGCAAAGCTAACTTTGCCCTCTTCGACGAACTTTCTGAAAGCCCTGTCTCCACCCGCGCCGGTCATCCCCAGCTTTTCTTTGAGCTTGTCAATGATCGGAATCTGTCTTGCACTTAGCTGGTTGAGAGTCTCCTGGAATGCGATCCCCTCGCCGCGCACTTTGCCGTACATTTTTGCCAGTTCCTCTATGGTAACTGACGAGATCGAAGCAATGTCTGCGAGCGTCTCCATCGTCGAACCGACTGCTTCAGCTTCGATCCCAAAGGTGACCAAGGTTGCTGCTGCGGATCTCAATTCCTGGGTTTCAAACGGAGTGATCGGACCCAGCTTGGCCATGTCCTCCATGATTTTTTTTGCGGTTGATGTGCTGCCGGTGATCGCGACGATCCGCATTTCCACATTTTCGATGTCGCTTGCCATCTTCAAGGCCATTGCGGCAAACGCAGCGCCAGCGGCAACACCCCATTTGATGAACTTGCCCGCAAGCATGTCGGCCTTCTTGCCAAGACCAGACATCGACTTATTCACGCGATTCATGCCAGCTTCGAACGAACCAGTTCGGGCAACAACATTCGCGACTATGGATCCGGCAACGGGCATTTTACTTTTGGGGTTCGGCCATTTTTAAAACAGAAAAAATCTCATTGAAACCTAGTGGCTTCTCTTCCTCCTGCAATCCTTCGCCTTTCATCGCGTCTTTATAAGCAATCTTCGCGCCAACGGTTGAACCGATGATGCTGCACTGCAAGCCGGTCTGTTCCCAATCGTCTCCCCATGGAACCATCAGATACAGCGCCAACCACTCAGCGTATTCATGACTATCAATTTTCTCTTGCGTTTCCTTCACCGAACAATGCGTTACCGTCCTCGCTAAGTGGAACCAGAATCGCCGTTCGAAGCTACCGGAAAGCTTTTTTTTAGATCGTCAATATCCTTTTCGCCAATCCCGTTGGACGACATGGCCACCCCAGCAATTCGATCAAGGACGGCAGAGTTTTTGGATTGAAGTTGATCGACATCATCTTCATCAAAGACTCGGTTGCCGTCTTGATCGACTGCAGTTAAAGCGACCAGCAAAGCGCGAATGCCAACCAAGTCGATACTGTTACCGTTTCCGTTGGTACGCTTTTGAACGAGTCCCTCCCATTGGTCTCGCTCGATGCCAGTCATCATGCGAACATACATTGTTTCGCACGGCCACTCTGGAACCGGCACCTCCTCCAGGCGCAAATCATCCGCAGCAAATATCGCGTGCTTGTCAATCGTGCTCATCGTTTAAATTCCTTATGAAGATGCTACTACCGTCAATACACTCATAATTCGGATCTCGGCGGTAAACGTCATTGCTTCGCCGTTCGGAATATCAATCGAGAAGTTTACGAACTGCCCGGTAAATGCAATCGTTGCTGAAGAGGTGTCATCTGACGGCAACGGCATCGTGATCGTATACGTCTCTCCGCGCTTTGGCGCAGACGATGTGTCTGCCAAGTCAATCGGCGGCATGTCATCCAGATGCGCATCGCACCAGCCTTCAATGCTGACCGTACCTGGATCGTAGGTTGTTCCCATCAGGACCGTCTGCGGCCCAATCGAATCGCCCAGCGAGGAAACAGCAACCGACTCGCGGTCACCAACGCTGAGACCTATTTTGGTTAACTTCCAAAGGAAGGTATCGAACTGTCCGCCCGTGATTGTCGCCGCATTGCCTAGATCAATTTGCCCCATCGTATTGCTCCTTCATCTTCGGTTTTGGTTTTGGTTTTGGTTTTTCCACCAGCTCAAAGTTATCGCGGATCTTCTCAATAACAAGACCTGTGGTTTTTCGCAGTACGTTCTTGATCAAATGGAAGGTGTAGATTTCGCCTTCCACGTAACCAGGCGTACTTTTTATGCATCGCATTTGTGTTTTCATGTTAGAAGCTCGGGATGGTTTCAGGGTGCCAGAAGTCAAAGTCCTGCTCCCATGAGTAGACTCCAACATCCGATGAATCGATCGGTGGAACGTAGACGAGAGACGAGCTGATCAGGTCAACGCCACGCACTTTGAGCGTGCCAATTGATCCGTCACCACTATCGAATCCATCGAAGACTAAGCGGACTGCATCACCCATTTGCTCGGCCTCTAGCGACGAATCCGAATACGATGTGATTTCGATCGACGATTGAACGATCCCACCTGCGCCATTCAAATGACCGACGTGGTCAGATGAGATCATGTCAACAACGATACTCGGCAAGGTATCACCTTGCGGTCTGCGTGCTACATAGATACGGTGATCACTTGTTCCGACGTAAGCAGTAATCGTCGTCTTGCCTTCCAGGTAGGTAACGATGTCTGAGAGCATCAGGGTGTTCCCTTTGCCTTTGCTTGTGCGATTGCTTGTTTTACTTTTGTTGTGAGTATCTTGGTTGCCTTGCTGCGATGTCGGCTAAGAACTTTTCGGTTGTAGTTGATCGGTCTGCTGCGTTTCGTCCCGCGATCGGCAAGCCAACTGTACAATCCCGGTTTGGCAACTTTTGGTCCTCCGAAGATAGTCGTTCCGTATACGGTATCGAAACCTAACCTGGGTCGCATCATGGTTACCACGTCACCCGTGGCTGGATTGACTCGCGGATATCTCGGGTTGGTCGTCTTGTGGCCCAGCGACCTAGCTAAGGTTCCGGTTCGCTTATGCGGAGCCAATATCGCACGGGTTTGCTTGACCATCGACTTCTTTACTTCTTGCACTCCACGCTTGAGATATTTTTCCTGAAGCTTCTTGGGCATTCCTTTGAACAACCGCTGCAGTGGTTCGACTCCCGAGAAGTAGACCAGGAACTTGCGATCGCCCTTTGTATCTTTGATGGCCCCGAAACCCATTTAGGTGATCTCCTTGCACATTAGCTCAAGGATCCAATCACTCTCGTCAACATTGATGACGTGGATGATCTGCAGGTTCCGGCTGTCGTGAACGATCCTGTGTTTCTCAGTAACAGTGCTCAGGTATCGCATCGTTACCTTATGCGTGATTTCAGTCTGAACCATGTCTGCATCATGCAAGCCTTTTCCGCGCAACGGTTCCACATTTGCCCAGACCGTGCCGCCAGATATTGTAGACCAGCTGGGAGTGATCTGGTTGTGCGCATCGCGCGTTGAACCATCGGCCTGGATCAACACCTTGTGTCTTAGCTTTCCAATTCGATGAGTCTGGGTCATGGATAGGATCCAGGATGAATTTGAGAAACCAACACTTGATAACCAAGTGGAGTTTCAAAGAACGGTTTAAGTTCTGCCGGCGAACGATTTTCGTACCAATGCGCGATCAGAAACCGCATCGCATGTTTCTGCGTCTGCGTTGCCGCTAACGCTCCAGCCACGTAAGTAATCGTGAGCACGTCTGAATGGTCACGGGTACTTGGCCATTGCTTTTGGTATCCCAACCAGACAACACCGCGCGACGTATCGACAGTGTAGTCACCGGATGAAAAGGTTTGAGTGTCTCCATTGATATCGACGTACTGAATCGAGGAGACGCTGGCAACGGGAGTCATTCGTAATTCGATCACTCCATCAGCGGGAAAAGCATGATGCTTTTGCACCCAAGTCTGAGTGATGATTGCTGTTCTTGAATCGTTCTCGAGTTGCCTTCGCGCTATCTCGATGAGAATGTCGATGTACGAATCGTCATCAGATCCGCTCACGCGCAGATGCGTTTTTGCATCTGCGGTTGTGAGTGGTTCTGAAGTCGGATCAACACTTCGCGTTAAACTGTACGGCAACATGCTCATTTAGATGCTGCCTTCTTTGCCACCTTCGACTTCTTTGGCTCAGGTGCTGCCTTGGGTTGGTCAGCGACTTCGATGGCAACGCCACGATTGATCCAATGCCGCGCGGACGAATCCGACACATCATGCACAGAACCTTTCGTGAACGTCTGCCCCTCGGTATCCTGCACCGTTCGGTCTTCAAGGAATTTTATCTTTGGCATCTCTTCCACCTTAGGAGTTCAAGATTTCGTCAACGGTAGACAAATCATTGTCGCTGGCAGGAGCGTAGCGAGCATTGTGACCGAGCACGATTCCACCACCATCTGAGGATGCTGTGCCGACAACCATCTCCAGGCGGATATAGCGATCACCTGCAGTGAGGTCTTCGCCGCGAACATTGATCACCACCTGCTTATCGCTGTCAGTATC